CCAAAGTTGTTGGCAAGTATCCCTGGTGGGTATTTGGCAACTTCGCTAAGGTTCACTCGCGGATCGTTTTCAAGGCTTTCATAACTATGGAAGGAGATCATGTAGATGAGAGACCCCTTGTCCACCAAATGTCCGAACTGAAAGAGGCGGACCCGATCATTGCTCTGCTCGAGTACCAAGTAAAAGAGCCCTTTTGCGCTATAAAAACACATCAATTTCTGGCAAACATGACCATGGTAATGCAGATAACGACGTTCGGTAATTCGAATTTTATGCTCAGTCCTAAAACACGTACCGCAAAAGTGACAAATCACCTCTCTCGAATCCAACCTGTGAACATGTCCAAGGCTGATAACCTTGGCGAGGACCCCACGACTAATGCTGCCTTCGTGCAATTCGCCATATGCGAATCCCGACGTACTGAGATGGAGATCTCTGGAATCGGAGCAGCTTTTCGGAGGGGTGGGGTTACACTACATGCCTCGTAGGAGCGAGGTATGGCGAGGTGCGCCAGCCGGCAATTGGTCCGATAAAGAGTGGTGTCGAGATAAAGTTGCGTCCAGTGGCTGCGGTTGCCCGGAGAGTTATTAGTAAGTCTTTGGGCCCGCATACAATGGGCGTTGCGTTATTTCGAACCGACCCTGGTGATAGAGACACAATGTTGGCTGGAGCTCTTAAAAGGTTCCTCGCCCAAGTGAATACCCCGCGTGCTGCTGTCCTGATACGCTACGCAGCGCACGTCCGAAAATTTTGTAGCGAACGCGTCCCCAAGCTAGATCCAGCGACCGACTTCAGTGTCGAGTCTTGGCTTGAGGAATCAAATTACCCGCTCTGGCGACGAGAGCAAATTTTAGAAGCCTATTATGCTAACCAGGATGTTCTAGCTGACTCGAAGAATTTCGAGGTCGATGGTTTCATGAAGGATGAGGGATATATGGAAGTGAAACACGCGAGGGGAATCAACTCGCGCACTGACGCCTTCAAGGCGGAAGTCGGTCCAATATTTCACAGGATAGAGGAGCTTATCTTCAAGCTGCCTGAATTCGTGAAGTATGTTCCGGTTCGCGACCGTCCCCACTACCTTATGGAACGGCTATATCACCCTGGCATACAGTATGTCATAACTGACTTCACAACTTTCGAGGCGGGCTTCAGACGCATAATGATGCTCGTTGGAGAGTTCCAACTTTTTCTTCACATAGTATTCGAAACTCCGGTGTTTCTCAGATTTCTCTTTTGTCTCTGGATAGTGATCGGTGGTAGAAATGTGTGCACCTTCAAATTCTTCCTGCTCTTCGTTTGGGCCACGCGCATGTCTGGTGAAATGTGCACAAGCTCTGCGAATGGAAGTTCGAACCTGATGATGTTCGACTTCGTCGCTGCGGAATCCCGCGTTACATACGTTGGAGCATTCGAGGGAGATGATGGTATAGCCGCAATCTTGCGCGGTGAGATGAGGGAGGAACTCTTCACTCAATTAGGGATGAAAATAAAACTTGAGGTTGTCACAGAGTTGTGCGATGCATCATTCTGTGGGCTTGTCTTTGACCCTAAAGACTTGCTTGTCGTAACAGATCCTCATAAAGTCTTGGCCAACTATGCATGGTCAAATTCTAGGTACGTTTCCTCTGGTCCTGGGGTGCTCAAGCAGCTCCTCAGGGCTAAGGGTCTCAGTATGGCTTACTCCTACCCGGGATGCCCGATCGTCACCTCAATCGCTAAGTACATTCTCAGGGTCACACGCGAGATCAAGATCAAGCGTAGTATAGTGGATAATATGGACAGTTACTCGCGGGGCGAGTTTCTGAGGGTTGAGGCCTTTGGGAACAAGCTTTTCGATTTTCCGGACATACCCATGACTACTCGTCTTGTATGTGAGCGCAAATTTAAGGTTACGGTTGAACAGCAACTGGCCGTAGAGGAACTTTTCGACTCTAAGAGCGATTTCCTCCCGGTGGATATCAATGTGTTAGATTTCCATCGTGACCTGCATGACTACTTCGACTCATACGCAATAGATTGCCCCCGGTTACACACCGGGTTCGTTGGTGAGTGGTGGTCGAACTTCGTCGGATTTTTGAAAGAATGGGATTTCGTCGAGCCTTTGCCTAAGGATAAAAGGCATTAGCGAGCTCAGTTTGACCGAGCATTGTGGATGGGACCACCTATCAAACCCTTTAATCTCTCAATTGTTTTGAATCTTGTACTAAGGTACTGCCCCGACCGCCCACCCATGTGGAGCATTCCCTCTTACATCCTAACAGGAATAGGAGAATACCTAACAGGAATAGGTAGAATGTTAACGGTTCCGCTTTGCATGGACTTGGCGGTCGGTTGCTCTCCCGAGTCAAGTGCGTTTACACAGTTCACGTCTTAGGTTAAGGAACTGAGTTGGAGAGTCTTCCATAAGACTATGCTTGGAGGCTAAAGGAGCCTCATGAGGGAGTTTGAAAACCTCAGAAATCACACAACTAACATCGGCCCGGGTACAGTCCGGCG